CATGGATGACATGACCTTCTGCCATTTGTTCTGTCCTGCCTGTTGATGAGGAATGTAAAGATCACATGACAGACCATCAGGCATCCCACCGACAAACACAACCCTCTTGCATGGGAAATTCTCACACACCGACCGCAAGGAATACCTCAACTCATCAGGTTCTATGTCGTTTTTTAGGATGTAAACAATGTCTCTTTTCATATTAAATCCCCATCAATTTGATGCCTCTTGCTCTTACATAATGTGTTCCCGAGATGGTTGATCCGCTATTCTGCCTGCCCATGATATGAATATAACCATTATAATCTGCCTTAACAACTGTCGTTAAAACAACATTGGTCTCAACATCTGCCCCTGATGATCCAACGGTCTGTGATGTTGAGCCTCCGGGACTTGTTGTGCTTTCGCTATCTGATGAATTGAAAACAATGCCCACACTTCTGCCTCCTCCTGCCTTTTTGGGATAAAGAATTGCAACAGTTATCACCCAATACCCTTTTGTAATTGCAAATCGCCTAAACTCTGTCCATGTGGTACTACTTGACGAACTCGATAGTGTAGGCAATTCCGTGTTGTAATAATCAAACCAATCCGATGCAATAAAATCAGATGTTGCATTATTGCTTGAGTCTATTGCAATGACATTTTTATATGTAGTTGTGCCGTCATTGGTTACAATGCTCCTTATACCGCTTGAATAAGACGCCAAATATATCGTATATTTGCCGTCTCTTCTTCTGCATTGAATGTATGCATTGTTGGAGTCATCACTTTCTCTATCAACTCTAAATGTCGCACTATCATATTGTGAGGATAGATTACCGTAGACATAAGCATAGCCTGTTGCAACAGGATTAAGGACATTTAACTTATCTGCTACCTGTGTAACAAGTGAGGCAACATCTTCTGCCGTAACTTCCTGCCATTCATTTGAAGTTATAGCACCTCTTGCACCATCAACAATTGCCACATAGAGTTTATTATTATCCCTTACAACATCTCCTCGGTTGTAAGTTGCCAAAGGATCATGTGTTTGAGCATCAAGAACGGTTGCCCAATAATCAATATTGTCTGCAACTGTTTTAGGCTTGAATTCATCAATAGCATCCTGCACATTGGTTGCCAATAATCCCGAAGATGTATTATCATAGGCAAGTTCTGATGCATCTTGTGGAATCAGATCCTTAACCGTCTTGACCGCTTTAGGTGTAGCAGCCATGTCTTCTGCATTTGAGCCTGTACCGTTGGATAATATGACTTCACCATAATGATCCGTTGATGCCATTTCTCTTTGAATGACAAAGCCTATTTCTGTACCACCGTCCATTCTAAATACAAAAGTCATCAACGATCTCGGTGCAAACCATCTATTGTTGTTGCCCAATGCGGTCGTAGCATATATATATTGTGAAGATGTATTAGGAATAATCCTATTAACAAGGTAAGGTCTTAGGCTTGACGGAGTTGTTGTGGTATCGGGATCTTGATTAAAATAGAGGTATGTTAAGTAATTATTTTGCAATTGCAATTGAGACCAATCAATGTCGTTAAACCACAAGAAAAGAATATCACCGTTCCGAAACTCGTTTCTTTCTGCAACTTCTGTATCAATTACAAAACCTAAATCACTATTGTAATCTGTTGCCTTTCTAACCTTGCCGAACCATACATTATTCTTTTCTGCCCCGTTTTCAATACCGCTTAACTTGTTCTTTTCGGATGAAGTGTAGTCTTCTGTTGACAAGCCTTTGCCTGCCTCCTTGTCAACCTTCTCGGATGTAACCTCATCAAGAGCATCCTGCACATTACTTGCAGACAGACCGCTTGTTGTATTGTCATATGTGACCGCACTTGCAATGGCTGCTCCTGTGTTTACGATCTCGTCAATAGCCTCCTGCACCGTGTCTGCCTGCAGAGAGGTCTGTGTATTGTCATAGGCAACATCAGAAGAGGACAGATTGTCAAGCCTGTCCCTTGCATCCTTGTCAACGATCTCATAGATCTTGTTCTTTGTGGAATCCTTAAAGGATGCCATCTCTCCGTCATAATTCGGCATCCGGATCACCTTCCTCGATTTGGCTCTTGTTATAGTTTATCGAAGATATGCCGAGCAATGCACCAAGGAAAACAGTTATTGCTCCTAATGTTGCCCCGATAGGCTCTGCCATAGGGAAATTCCAAATGCTTGCCAATGTCAACCACAATGTAGTTGTGGCAGGCAGGCAGACCATCGTGATCCATTTCAAACAATCATAGACTCGATTCGGTAATTTCATAATTTGCCCTCCTTCAATAATCTTTCATAGGTTTCTTTGATGTGCTTGTTTGCCATCTCGGTGTAAGAGTTCCGGAAGTTGGGATGTTCTTCGCAATACTTCTCGTATGTATCGCAATCGTCCAACTGTTGCCTAAAATATTCAAGAGAATGATACTCTCCCCTCTTCAACTCATCGGAAAACCGAAGAGCATGTGTCCTTGCCAATATTGCTTGGTTTTCGTCTACTTTGTCGGCAAGACCGTCAACCTTGCTCGACACCTTCTCAATTTCGGTAAAGACATCTGCATTGGATTTTCTCTTCTTATCAAAACGATCAATGAGGAACACGACCGTCTGCCACAAGGCAGAAGATCCTATCACCGCAAGTATAATAGGCAGAATTGCTTCTATTGTCATGTCTCCTCTTCCTCCTGTTGAATCAATTCATATTCAACCGTCATGGTCTGTGTACTGTTCTTATTAACACTATCCTCCAAATGGAATTTACTTGCAATATACATTTTGTTTAATGATGCTCCTCTTATCTTATCTCCTCCAACATTGTCCCCTATCAATGTATGAAATTGAATAAGACTATCTGCCTTCATTGCAGAATATGCCCTGTTTTGATGCCATACTGATGCAAATAAACTTTCTGTCCTTGTAACGGGATCACTATAATATCTTGAATAGACATCCCTCTGCCCGTAAACAGGCAATCCCGTAGTTGGGGAAATAGATTCAAGATAATCAAGTTGAATTGTCTCTCTTGCCTCTCTCTTCTCAACCATGGAGTTAGGGAACATGGCTCTGCCATTCCCAAGACCACAATGAGAATTGTAAGACAAAGCATTACTTCCTATCTCTGCCATATATCCTTCAATGTAGTCTTCTATCGTTGCCGTTCTCATGTTGATCCTTGCACCCACATAAGCCTCATCATCAAGCACAAAGTCTCTCAAAGGCTCAACATAGTACATAGGCATAAAGATGCATCCGTCCACAACCTGCAATTGTATAGGCTCATAGGTATTGGTATGCATTCTAAACATGTATGCAAGATCCGATGCAAATCCTACTGTCTTCTTGACCTGTGTCCCTGTTGTGAGATCACAATCAATATAATAGATCTCCTTGCTATAAGGATACCAATCGACATTACAAGGATATGTTTGAGATGCCTCTTCAAAATATCCTCCCCAAATTACATATATATGTTTAATGGACTCATCATAGGCAATATAGAATATCCCTCTGCCTAATTGATTACGGTTTGCCTGTTGCCACACAAGATTGTTTTTGATCTCTATGACCTGCTCCTCCTGCATGTCCCCGATCTCATTCCAAATCCATAAGCCTGTCCCTGTAAACTTGGAGATGTAAACATTGACATGTCCCTGTCTCCAATCACCGCCTCTCGGATCGTTTACAACAGAATCCTCAACAAGTTCAATGCTTACTACTCGGTTGATATCATCATAGAAGCCTATAGGGATCTTCTTCTGATTTGAAATGCCTACAGGAGAAGGCAAGGCAGACGGCAACGGAGACGAAGATGAGTAAGTAAAATCATTGGCATCAATGATGTAATTGCTTACATCTTTAAGAGGCTCAAGAGACAGACCGCTTGATCCGTGTGCTTGGTTATAGCCGTCTCCTACATCCTTGTGAATCAATGTAACATCAGATATACGACCAATGCCCTGATTCTGCAACCAATTCCATGTCCAACGATATCCAATAACATCGTTGCCGTTCTTGACCACACTTCCGGAAACTTTACTCCCTCTTGCTCCACTACTACTGTTGTTGCCCTGTCCTGCAATTGCGATCAACTTGGCATCTTCCTGTTTAGGCAGGTAAATGCTTTCAGAACTAAAAGAGCCATTCCAACAGGCAACTCCTCCAAGCAATTCGGACATAATCGGTGTGATCTTCGTAAAATCAACCGTCCCTGCTAAGTTGTGGTTGAAGATCTTCTCCAAGGCAGGTGTTATCGTGTTCTCATGCTCTTCCTGATGAGCAATCGAACCGTCTGCATTTTTTATCGTAATCTTGGCTCTTCCTTTAAGTCTCATATTTCACCTCTCATAATAAATCGGGCAGATCATATGTCACGGTCATCGTGTAAGACCAATGTCCAACAGAATAGATCTCACCATTGACACGGGAATTTTGCCCGTTTTTATTCCAAAAGACACCCATTGTGCTCATGTTGCTTCCGCCCATAATCTTATCAACGGAAACTTCTTCATTTCCGTCAATAATCAACTTGATCTGTGTGCTTGTGGCAAGCATGAACAATTCATGGACATTGCCGTCAAGGGCAGAAACAGATGATGATGTAATATCAGATCCCGACCATCCTAATGCAAAATAGCCGTTCTTATCAATGATGATACCGTAGTCCCTCTGTACATCGGGCATTTCTTGGGCAAGGATAGCAGATGCACTATACCATTGATTTGTGTTTATCGGTGTAAAATCGGGATCAACCCTACACTTAATGCCAAAGGCATAATAAGATCCGCTTATGGGAAACGACATCCTTAATTGGTTGGTTGCATTTACCTCGACCAAAGAACCTGCAGAGGCAGAATATGTTCCTCCGTCCACGGTCATGGTAGTCTGTCCATCAGAAGATGTCCACGAAGATGCACCGATTCCCGATGATTCAAACACCTTTATAGGAGTAAATGTGAATGTCGGTGTACCACCGCCACCACCGCCTCCACTTGATGTGGCAACTCTTGTATATCCGATCATAAATTGCCTCCTGCATTACATGCCCTTACACTTATCCTCTCAATAGTGTAAGCCGATGACGGAACACTACTTGCGTATATTTTAACACTATCTGTCCCTGTCATGTTCAAAGGGCATAACTTCCCGTCATTGATGGCTGCCAATGACGGTATGACCTCTGCCACATCATTGCTTGTAACATCCGTTGCCGTAATGTCTGCAACATAGGGATATCCTGCAAAATCAGGATTAGCCTGTAATGTCCAATCTGCCACCGCAACAGAGATATTAGTGAAGTCTAAGAAGCCTCCTCTTACGACTTCCCCTAATGACATCTTCCTACTTGCAGGATTCCCGTTGATCTCCTGCTCTGTCTCCACAAGATCGTCTCTTGAAAACGATGTAGCCTGTGAAAGATCTCCAATTGTTACATTAGCCATGTTTTTCCTCCTTATACTGTCACTCTTGCATCACCGTTTACGGTAACTCGATTGTCTCCACTTGCCGTACCTCTCGGTTGTGCATGCTCCTCAATGGTTACATCAACATCCTCTGTGAACTCTCCAAAGAGAGACAGACCGTTAATAGGATAGACAGGGATGTTATCTGTCGCCTGAATGAGTCCTATCCACTCATTGTCTTTCTTCAAACCCTGTGACCATAATACAACATGTGAACATTCCGTGTTAATGACTTCGACACCGCCCAAGCCTGTAACAGAAACTTTCCATGTATGGGATGAAGCACTTGAGATGTTCGTCAAATGATACTGTAAATTTACTGTGTGTGTCTTTGGATCTGCATCTTCTGTCGTATCAGACATAGAAAACACAAGCATGTCATCTTCAAGTTCAAAATCAGGGATCATGCCTTTATCCTGCCACTCTTCAACAGGATGGTATGCCGTGATCTCTTCCCCATCAAGGAAATAAGTGACCAAGATGCCTGCCTCTGCATCTTCGTTAAATGTCGTTAAGATCTTGAGTTCAACCCATGTCTCAATATCAGAGTCTTCTTCTAAGCCAAAACGAACAAATCCTACATCCTGCATCTCCCCTTCTCTGATTGTTATAGGAGAGACATTGACCGCCTCAACAAATTTGATCTTCGTTGTTTTGTCATCAGAAGATTTCTTCTGCCTTGTTACACTTTTATCCGTTCTGTTTCGGCTATCTGTTAATTCCGGATTACCACCATAGCCTTCAAAAGTGTAATTGTCTATCTTATAATCAAGGGACATGATCGTCCCTGTCTCCCCGTTTGCCATGCCTCCTGTGAACACAATGCAATCACCAAGGTCGAAGATAGGATCACGGGCAGAATTGACATAGAACGGAGTATATCTTATCTTTAAGACCTCTCTAAGAACATTTCTCCTTGCTTTCTTCTTGAAGATTTTAGAACGGTCTATAATGCCTCTCTCGACTTTATCGATTTCATCCTCAAGGTCTTCGATGTCCTTCTCAAGAGCCTCTTTTTCTTCCTCCTTGGACTCTTTTTCTGCCTTCAATTGAGCCAATCTTGCAAGCAAGGCAGGATCATCGGGATGTTGCTCTAATTCTGCCTCGACAACTTCAATAGCATCGTCAAGGAGATCTATTTCTGCCTCTACATCCTCTATCTGTTGCCTCTTCTCATCTATCTGCCCCTCAAGATAGGCAATAGCCTCTTGAGCATCCTTGTCTGCCACGGTCTGCAGGAACGGATTAGCACCAAGGTTCATGCAGAGACCGTCATCAGGTGTAACGGTGTAATACATGGTTTCCCCTGATTCAAAGTCATCAAAGGAAACAGATGTATATTTGGTAACATAATCGTAATATACGGCATCATTGTCTCTGTTGGTCTCTTCCATCTCTGTCGTACCGAGACCGAATTGCCTCAATTCCAATTCACCGCTACGGTTGATCGTTGCAAATGCTCCTGCCGTTTGTGCAACCCAATACAAGCAATCTCTGTATGTCTCTATGTCGTTTCTCTCATCAAGGTATAATTCGTCCTGCCCGTTCGCAAGAGTCTCACAAAATGCCCTTGTAACTCCTAATTCGACACCGCAATCAAGGCAACAGTACATCAGAAGATCATAGAGTTCTCCATACAACGGATTATCAGGGAAAGGCTTATCAAACTTGTGCATGTTATCGTAAGCCTCAATTGTAATCCCTGCTCTGCTAATATTGGCAGATTGTACGGTGAAGACACCAAGAGGAATGTCTTCCCATTCCTCATTGTCTTCGACATACATGCCGATATTTACAAGGATCGTTGCATTGATATACTTCTTTTTTGCAAGTTTATTGACGAAAGACGGGACAAATGTGAGGTTTAATTGACCGATGTACACACCGCCTATCTTCATATCTGATTCTTCTGCACATCTGTTGGAGACCTCAAGAGAAGAACGAATTATATCATTGCCCGTGAAGGCAACTCCGTTAATTGTACCCGTGATCCGTCTCTCGGTTGCACGATCGTACATTGTATATAGATATTCAGGTGAAACATCAAAATACATTGATCCTCTCCTTTACTCGTATTCCTCTAATGTAAATGATACATCATAAACACCGTAAGTTGAAGATAGCCTTGAAGAGCCATCATGCAGGTTGCAAACCATACTTCCTGCCACAACCCTCATCAACGATTCAACATAGGTTGCCGTCTTGATATCGAAGAACTTTACATTGAAATTCCTAAGATCGTTAAGACATACAAGTGTAGTTGCAACAGATTGCAGGCAGGTTGTTGCCACCGCAATAGACCGCCTGCCTGTATTGATAACAACATCTTCTTGCGTACCGCCCTCGGTCTCATGTACCGTCTTGACATCCTGATATGTTACACTCCATTGTTTGAACGGTGCATATGTGACTCCGTTTATTATGGTCGGAAAATCTACCGCCAATTTTCCTGTAGGTGTATCTCCTGCCATATTACCTGCCTCCTGATATCACATTATTTCTTGCCGTTGCCGTTGCAACCTGTTGATCTATCTTCTTCTGCCCGATATAAACAGAGTTTTCTATCTTCATGCCTGAAATTGCATCCTTGATGTATGTACCGATGCTCTCTGCCATCTTGGAATTAGCCGTATTAAAGCCTCCTGTCGCTTTCATGGTATAACCATCCATTGATACATTGCCATCCATGGAAAGACCGTCTAACGGCTCTTGCATGGCATCCATCAATTCTCCTGCCATGCCCTCTGCAGACTTTGCCATGTCATTGATGGTTTCAGGCATTGCATCTTCAAAGCCTTCTCCAAGACCATAGGCAAGATTCTTACCGATCTCATCACGGAATAACCGAGAAGGAGATCTGATTTCAAAGAAATCTTTGATACCACCAACGATGCCACCCATGAATCCCGACACCTTGCTCATGATCCAATCCTTGACAGAGGAAATGCCCTGCCACAAGCCTCGAATGAGATCCCCACCGACTTGAATTATCGTACCGACACCCTGCTCTAAGCCTGATGCAATAGATGAAATTATGGTAGGCATTTGTTTTCCAAGTTCAACCACGATCTCGGGGATGGCAGAAATGATGCCACCAAGCAATTGAATGGCTGCCGAGATGATTAAAGGTGTGCTATCTATCAAAAATGATTGGATATTAGTGATAATGGTAGGCAGATTTTTAATCAAAACAGGGATAGCCTTGAGGATGCCTTGAACTACACTTGTAATGACAGACAAGCCTGCCTGCAACAGAGGCATCAAGGTCGATTCATCGGTCAATGCCGTCAACATCTGCATGATGATCTCAACAACGGCAGGGATGACGGTCGGTGCATTCGTGGCAACGGCATCAGATATCATCATGACCAAAGTCAAGGCAGAATCCAAAAGATTCTGTAAATTGGCAGGATCTGCAATCGAAGATGCTATTGTACCGATCAAGGACAAAACGGCAGACAGGATATTTGGTGCTTCTGCGATTATCCCGTTAGCCAATTCTAAGACTACGGGGACGGCTGCATCCAACAAAACAGGCAAATTAGAGGTTATCGAAGACAAAAGAGCCTTGAGAATAGATCCTCCGACTTGCAGGATTTGAGGTGCTTTATTGGCAAGATTATCTGCCAAGCCTTTTATGCCATCTTCGATCATCTTTAGACCGCCTTCGACATCACTTCCGGAAAAGATCTTTGACAATCCGTCCATTGTCGTAGAAAACGATGGCAGGAAATCAGAAAGCATAGAATTTTTCATGCCTTCAAACGATGTTTGCATGTTCTGCAAACTATCTTGGAATTGGGCTGCATCTTTTACGGTTTGATCCGACAAGACACCGCCTAACTCATGAGCCTGTTCTTTCATGTTTGCAACTTCTTCTGCAGACATGTTCAAAAGAGGTCCGAGTTCTGTAGCACCTTTTCCAAGCAATTGCCCTGCAAGATATGTTCTCTCGGTTTCATCCTCTACTCCTTGTAGAGCCGATATTGTTGCAGAAAAGAGTTCTTCACTACTCATACTTGCAATCTGCTCTTGAGATATGCCTAACTTCTCAAATGCATCTTTGCCTGTCTCGGCTGCCGATGACAATGTTTTTATACTTGCCTGCATGGAATCAATGCTTGTTCCTGCATGTTGCATGATAAAATCCCATTCCTGATAAGCGGTAGCGGACATGTTCAATTTTTGTGACATCTTATCAATGTTATCCCCGTAAGATGCTACGGAGGAAACACCTTCAACAAATGCCTTTGTTCCTGCAATCGTTGCACCTGTGGCAGCCGCCAATGCCCCTGCCGTTACACCTGCAGCCTTCTTGAGTCCCGATCCGAATTTTGATCCCTTGCTCTCTGCATCACCAAGACCTTTCTCATATTCAGAGGAATCAAGGCTTAATTTGGCAAATAAATCAAATACATTCATATATCATCCACCCGTTAATAGTTTAGATTTGTTGATAATCCTGTCACGGATATCCTCTGCCGTCTCTATTGGCTTAGGATCATACATGCCTTCGACTATCTCCTTACATTTTACACTAAACATCTTCCTGTTTTCGTCATTAGCACCGCCACCATAAAGGTGTTGTAAAAAAAACAACGAATCAGAGACATAATATTCATATGCCTCTGCCCGTTGCTTTTCTCTAACTTTCGCTAAGAGATAATGTATAAATGAAGTTATTTCTTCTCGATCTCCGTGATAGTCCCCGTATGCGATCCAATAGAGGTCTTCTCCATCCGATCGCTTTGAGAGAAAAAAAGGGACATCATTTCCGGATCATTTTTGAAATCGTAGGCAAAACGGATTACAGAACCCACACTTACATCTTCCTCCTTCATGTCGGGATTAAGAGCAAGGAACATCCTCATCCATATATCTGCCTTCTCTTCAAGACTTACAGAGAAGAAATCCAAGAGCCATCCTGTCTTCTGCTCTGATGTGATCTTGTTCAACTTCTTGTCCTGAAACATTTCACGAAGACATCCAACGACCGTACCCATAGCCTTGAATGCTTCCTGTCCTTTGATCTCTGATAACTTCATACATTTTCTCCTTTTCGCTTATTAGCCTTCTGATGCCCCAACAACGGTCACGGCACAAGATGCAGAGTATGTGATATCGTCATCATTGAAAGATGCAATGATGATCGTAGATCCCTCACTCTGTCCTGTTACAACACCACCGCTTACGGTTGCAACAGATGTGTTAAGGCTCTGCCATGTAACCGTCTTTCCTGCAGGAGTTGTGGTTGCCGTAATAGTTGCCGTAAGATCCTCTGTTACCGTGAGACTTGACTTGTCAAGGACAAGAGAAGTTGCCTGTGAGCCTCCTTCGATAACATAGAAGTTCATGGGAACGGTGTCAACGGCATCAATGCTAAAATGCCCCGTAAGTGTAACACTTGTAGTTCCCTTGCCGTTCTTTGTGGTCTGCAAAGCAAATCCATCTGTCGAAAGAACATTCAGAACCTGCACCGCAACAAAACCACCATCTGCACGATCTCCAACCCACCAAAGTTCATCAATAAAATCGGTAAGGTTGATGTCTCTTCTCGGTGTAGGTTCTGAATG